TACAAAACTGATTATCAAAAGTTTATAGAATACAATATCAAGGATGTTGAGATTGTAAAGAAGCTTGATGATAAGATGAAGTTGTTGGATTTGATTATAACTATTGCTTATGAATCACAAATTAACTTTGAGGATGTATTTTCACCAGTAAAAACTTGGGAATGTATTATCTATAATTTCCTTAAAGAGCAGAATATTGCTACTCCAAATAAAAGAAGTAATAGAGATTCTACTGGTATTGAAGGTGGATATGTCAAAGACCCTCATATTGGATTGCATGAATGGGTTGTGAGTTTTGATTTAAATTCACTTTATCCTCATTTGATTCAGCAGTATAATATTAGTCCAGAAACTATCTCACATGATGAATCACTTAAAACAAAGTATATTAATGGTGTGAATGGACTTCTTAATGAGAATTTTGATACAGAATATCTTAAAGAGATGAATATGACTTTGACTCCAAATGGTCAGCATTTCACTACTAAGTTTCAGGGATTTCTTCCTAAGCTTATGAAGACGATGTATGATGATCGGGTTATTTACAAAAGGAAGATGCTCGAGGAAGAGCAGAAACTAGAGGACGGAAACTATAAAAATAAACAAGATGTAGTTAATAATATTTCAAAATACAATAATGCTCAGATGGCTAAGAAGATTCTCTTGAATAGTGCTTACGGTGCGTTGGCAAATCAATATTTCTTGTATTATTCTCCAGAACAGGCTGAAGCGATTACAATGTCGGGTCAACTATCTATTAGATGGGTTGAGAAACATATAAATATCTTCATCAATGATTTACTAAAAACGGGGGATAAGGACTATGTTATTGCGGCGGATACAGATAGCATTTACATCACATTTGATAGCTTGGTTAATGAGGTCTTTGGAGATAGAAAAGAAACAGACAAAGTTATCATGTTCTTGGATAAGATATGCAAGGATAAGCTTGAACCATATATTGAAGAGTGTTATAAGAATCTTCATACATATATAAATTCATACGAGCAAAAGATGGTGATGAAACGTGAATCAATTGCTGACAAAGGTATCTGGACTGCAAAGAAAAGATATATTCTGAATGTTTACGATTCAGAAGGTGTAAGATACAAAGAACCAAAATTAAAAATCATGGGGCTTGAAAGTGTAAGAAGTTCTACGCCTCAATGGTGTAGAGAAAATATCCATTCACTTATAAAAACTATTATCGGTACAGATGAGCAAACAGTCATATCTGCTATTGACGAATATCGTAAAGTGTTTAAGACTTTATCATTTAACGAAATAGCATTTCCTAGAGGTGTCAAAGGTCTTTCTAAGTATAAGTCTTCAAAAGACATTTACATTAAAGCTACACCGATTCATGTTAGAGGAACCTTACTATACAACCATCAACTTAGAGAAAGAAATCTTACAAGAAAGTATGAAATTATTAAAGATGGTGAGAAGGTAAAGTTTGCATATTTAAAAGAACCAAATATCTTAGGTGAGAATGTGATAGCTATTGCTACTGTCTTACCAGTTGAGTTTGATTTAGAAAGATTTATAGATTATGATTTACAGTTTGATAAATCATTCCTTCAGCCAGTTAAGAATATCTTAGATGCCATTGGTTGGAAGTCTGAAAACATTAGTTCATTAGAATCATTTTTCGGGTAATAATATGACACAATACATGGTAGACATTGATGGAACAATTTGCAGCCAAGAACGACCAAAACCAAATTACCTGACAGCAGAACCTTATTTCGATAGAATAGAAAAACTTAATAAGTTATATGATGAAGGACATGAAATACATTACTGGACAGCAAGAGGTAGTGGTTCGGGTAAAGATTGGAGAGAATTTACAAAAGCACAATTGATTGGTTGGGGTGTCAAATCCACTTCTATTGATTGTGGAAAACCTATGTATGATATATGGGTAGATGATAAAGCTATAAGTGATAATTCATTTTTTGAGAAAGGAGATAAATAATGGCAGTAAACAGTTTAGTTAAACAATTAATAAAGGATAGCAATAATGATTTGGCTTCGGTTGTATCCGCTGGGATTATTGGTGACTGTAGTACTTTTGTGGATACTGGAAGTTATTCGCTAAATGCATTGCTATCAGGTTCCATGTATGGAGGGGTTCCATCAAACAAGATTACCTGTTTGGCTGGTTCAGAGTCAGTAGGGAAAACATTCTTTGCATTGAGTATTGCTAAGAACTTTCTTGATGCTGATAAGAATAGTTTGATATTATTTTTTGAGAGTGAAGGTGCATTGACAACTTCAATGATTACTGACCGTGACCTAGACCCTGAAAGGTTTGTCGTGTTTCCAGTATCAACAGTTGAAGAGTTTAGAACACAATGCCTGAAACTCATTGAAGGGATTCCAAAGGAAACTAATGTTATGATTTTTCTTGATTCGCTTGGAAATCTTTCTACTAGGAAAGAGATGGAAGATTCGGCAAGTGGTTCTGATAAAAGAGATATGACAAGAGCTCCAATGATTCGTGGAACTTTCAGAACACTAGCATTAAAGTTGTCAACAAGAAACATTCCGCTTATTATTACAAATCACACTTATGATAAAATTGGTAGTATGTTCCCGTCAAAAGAGATTTCTGGTGGTGGTGGAATCAAGTATGCAGCTTCAGTTATTGTTACGTTAGGAAAACGTAAAGTTAAAGAAGGCACTGAAGTTATGGGAAACATTGTTAAGTGCAAACTAGTTAAAGGTCGTTTCACTAAAGAAGAGTCGGTTGTTGAGACACACCTTGATTATCAAACTGGTTTGGACAAATATTTTGGTTTGGTTGCTATTGCTGAGAAGTATGAAATATTCAAAAAGGTATCTACAAGATATGAGATGCCGGATGGTACTAAAGCTTTTGAAAAAGCAATCGTAAAGAATCCAGAGAAATATTTTACTACTGAAATAATGGAACAGCTTGAAGCTGCAGTATTTCAAGAATTTAATTATGGAAGTAGAAAGGTAGATAAAAATGATAATACAGAAGAGGTTGCAGAATAATTTATTAAACTTTATGTGGTTATTGGTAGGTGCTATTGTTATTGGTGGTGTCTATTTATTATCTTATCATGGTGCTGATGATGCTGTGGTAAGTGAATCTAAAAACTTTCTAGAATTTGTGAGGGCAACATTGCGATGATGGTAATGAGTGATAATGATGCAGGAATTACATTTAATGCATGGGTAGTCTATCAGGGTGTTTACGCACACTTTACAAGAGAATATGATTATTTTAAATATAATGGAAAGGGAAATTGGAGTAACATTGATTCTATGCAGAGAAGTTTTTCTAAGCATGAGAGCAATGGTAATTTTTCTATGCAACGAAAGATTTTCAAAGATATAGGAAAGACCTTTACCAACAAGGAAGCTCTTATATTCTTTTATCTTTCTCAATTTACAAATGGTATAATGTATCCATCACGTTTCGATACGGATTTGTATGATGAATATATAACACGAATGAACAACTTTGATTTCACTATCAAAGAAGATATGAAACAGATTAAAAGATATATAGATAAGTATGAAGTTGATTTCGATGATATCTTTAGGGTTGATGGAATTAACCATCCAGTAATACTTAAGCTAGGTTTATCTAAAACCATTTCATTAGAAACATTTTCTGTGCTTGATATGATATTGGGTTTTGTATCAAATATTGATAACTCTTTAAATGACCCATTATGGAGTGACCATAGTGCATTGGTAAAGAACTATAAACCTTTCCTAGAAGTAGACATAGCAAAACAAAAGAAAATAATAATAGATGTATTGATGAAAGGGTAGTATGCGAACTGAAACACTGATTTTAGAAAATCTAATATATAATGATAACTATTCAAGCATTGTCGGTACTTTCTTGAAACCAGAGTATTTCAAAGAGAACGCAGAGAAACAAGTGTTTATTGAAATACAAAATCACATCACTGAATACAACGCACCTCCCGCAAAAGAAGTTCTTGCTGTTAAGTTAAATAACAGAGAAGACTTGAACGAATCAACATTCAAATCTTGCGAAGAACTCCTCAAATCTTTAACTGCAAAAACTGATGATGAGCAATGGTTGACGGAAGAAACTGAAAGATGGGCAAAGACTCAAGCTGTATACAATGGTATTGTCCAGAGTATATCCATCATTGAAGGAAAGGACAAACTTCTTTCTAAAGATGCTATACCAGAAATTCTTACAGAAGCATTAGCAATATCATTGGATAAAAGTATTGGTCATAACTATTTAGAGAATGGTGATGACCGTTGGGAATTCTATCACAAGAAAGAATCCAAAATTCCTTTTGATATGGTGATGCTTGACAAGATTACAAATGGTGGTATCTCACCAAAAACTCTTACAGTATTACTAGGTGGAACGGGTGTCGGTAAGACGCTTGTAAAAACTCACTTGGCTAGTCAGTATATTAAACAGGGTATGAATGTTTTATATATTACTATGGAAATGTCAGAAGAAAGAATTGCTGAGAGGGTTGATGCAAACTTACTTGACATTGATATCAACGAGCTTCATATGCTACCGAAAGATACTTTCCAGAAAAAACTTGATAAGTTAAATATTGGTAAGTTGATTATCAAAGAGTATCCAACAGCAGGAGCTCACGTTGGAAACTTTCGTGCTTTATTGAGAGAGTTAGAAATTAAAAAAGGATTTGTTCCTAAAGTTATCATTCTGGATTATCTGAATATCTGTTCATCCAGTAGAGTGAAGTGGGCTGCTAATATGAATTCTTATATCTATATCAAATCCATTGCTGAAGAAGTTCGTGGTTTGGCGGTAGAATGTAATGTTCCTATTATCACAAGTTCACAATTGAATCGTGAAGGGTATTCCAGTTCTGACCCAGACTTATCAAATACATCAGAGAGTTTCGGATTACCAGCTACAGCAGATTTGATGATGGCAATTATAGCAAAGGATGATGGTTCTGGGAGTAATCAACAGATTCTATTCAAACAGTTAAAAAATAGATATAGTGATATTTCTATAAATGCTAAGTTCTTGGTTAATGTTATTAAGAAGAAGATGAAATTGATTGATATTGAAGAGGATGCCCAACCAGCACTAGCAAATGATGGTAGTAATAAATTTTATGATAAGAAGACCGATGCCAATACAGAGTCTAATCCTTACACTTTTAAGGTGAAGCCATCAAAAAGACCAGAGAAGCAGTATGAAGACTGGAAAATTTAAATCTTATAAATAATGATATACTTCAAAAGGGAGAATCTATGCAAGACCTAACTATTTCAGAAGGCTGGTTTAACCGTGATAAGGAAAAAGAACCCGTAGTATTGAAAAAGTTATGTGAACATCGTGCCAATACAACAACACTGGATTATGACGTTGGAGTAGAATATTGTAATTTCTGTGGTTCATTGGGTCATTATAGTGTAGATAAAGATAAAGTAGAGTGGAAACTGCCAGAATTTCTGATAAAACAGAACTATAATTGATAGTTTACCGAAAAAGTATTATAAATATAGTGTATGGAAGGTGATATGGAAAACAAAAATATTAAACAAATGTTTGCTGATGTAGCAGAAAAGGCAATCAAACAAAATAAAGATGTAGGAGAAAATTCTATTTTGCGTATTAAGATGGCCACCAATCTAGATCATTACCGAATATGCCCATTCAGATCATTGAATGTGGATGAATGTCCACTTTGTAAGATAGCTAACCTATAGAGAAACTATGAAAACCTTTAAGAAATTTTTAAATTTAGAAGAAGATATAATTTCTGTATTGTTGGAAGCTGGAATCACTAGAGATGGTGATTATCCAGAAGGTACACAAGTTGTCACTAAATCTGGTAAAGTAAAATCTTTACAAACAAAACTTGATGATCTTGATGCAAAAATAATTATCACTGCTGAAAAGATATTGACGAAACAATTAGGCCCATTTAAAAATGTTCCAGTAGTACAGTTGGGAACTGGTAAGGATTTTGCGTTTTTACAAGCTGGAAAAAAAATATTCAAAGTGGTTGGGTCTGCTGGTGCTATTTCTGCTTATTTTAATCATTATAAAATGCAAGATGGAATTAATTGGAATACACCTACAATGGAAACATCAGCATGTATTGGTTTATATTTAGATGGTGAATCGATGTTAGCTGATATCGGTACGAAAGGTGTTACACCAACTAAAAAAAATATTGATAAGTGGAAAAAGAAAATTAAGGATGTGTTGGGAAATGGACAAGATTGGGATAATCGTGGCGTTAAATCTATACAGATTCAGTTAGATTCTATTTCTGTTTATGATATGAATGTTTTGGCCCTTCTTGCTTCTGGAATGACAACTTTTCAAAACAATGTTGTATCATTCGGCAGACCTATTATTATACATGATAAAATAGTGGATTATTATAATGCTGAAATTGATAATGCAAAAATAGAAAAACAAGGTTCTAAATCAAATACTTCTGATTGTATTGTTTCTAATTCATCTATAGAAGATACTTTAAAAGCAGTAAAAACAGGTAAGCCTACGTTTAATAAAAAAACTGGAATGATTAC